TTGCAGAAAGAGCCAAAAGAATACAGGCGGCGAAAGAGGCAGCAGCCGAAGCAAGGCGGCAGAAAATAAAAGAGGCCAAAGAATTTGAAGAAATGATGAAACAAATTCTGCTAGTTGGCGCAGTTGTTCTGATGGCATTTGGAAGCTTTGTTTTATTGTTCACTGTGGTTATGTAAGTTGGAAAACATATGGCGGTACGAAAAACTAAAAAGGGCGCAGCTCTCAAGCGTTGGTTCAAAGAGGACTGGAAAGATGTCCGCACGGGGAAAGCGTGTGGCAGACGCAAGGGTGAAAAGCGGGGTACTCCATATTGCCGCCCCACCAAGCGTGTGTCTTCTAAGACCCCTAAAACTGCCGGAGAGATGACAGCGGCGGAAAAGCGTAGTAGAATATCGCAAAAGAAGCGTATTGGTCAGCCAGCAGGCAAGCCGCGCCGCGTGAAAGCGTTAAAAAGGAAAAAGTAGATGGCTGTTTCAGGCTCGTTTAATTTTGAACTTGATGTATCTGATTACATTGAAGAAGCCTTTGAGCGTTGCGGCTTAGAGGTCAGAACTGGTTATGACTTAAAGACAGCTAGGCGCTCATTGAATTTAATGTTTGCTGACTGGGCGAACCGTGGGTTAAATCAGTGGACTATTGAACAGCGCACCTTAACAGTCACCCAAGGCACGTCTAGCTACAACTTGGGAACTGATGTGATTGATGTCCTTTCTGCCGTTGTCCGTAGAAGCAACACTGATTACACATTAGATAGAATAAGCCGTGATCAGCACATATCTATACCGTCTAAAACAACACAATCTCGCTCAACTCAATATTTTATTGATCGTCAGATTAACCCAACAATGAAGCTTTGGCCTGTCCCAGAGAACAGCACAGATGTGATTGTCTACGATGTTTTAACGCGCATGGATGACGCTGATGATTATGTGAACACTGTTGATCTGCCGTTTCGTTTTTACCCATGTTTAGCGGCTGGGCTGGCTTATTACATTGCGATAAAAAAAGCTCCTGATAGAATACAGATGCTAAAGGCTATATATGACGAAGAGTTTGATCGCGCTCAAGCTGAAGACAGAGACAGAGCATCATTTAATGTTACGCCCAACTTGCAATATTATAGGGTTGTGTAATGGCTAGATTCGCTGTTGGAAAAGACGCTTACGGCATATCTGACCGCTCTGGGTTTCGTTACAGGCTTCGTGATATGCGAAAAGAGTGGAATGGGTTGTTAGTGGGTTATGACGAATGGGAGGCAAAGCACCCGCAATTAGAGCCTACTAGACACTCTCCTGATGCAGAGTCCTTGCGCGATCCAAGGCCAGACACCAGAGATGCACCAGAGGTTGAGCATTTGTTGCCATTAAATGCGTTTCTTACTGGCGCGTTGGGAAGTGCTGTAATAACTGTAAATGAACCGTCTCATGGGCGTTCTACAAGTGATGTAGTAAGGTTCCGAAACGTCACGCCTTTTGACGGGTTTCTTTCTTCTGTAATCGAATCCGCTGCCGGTTACTCCATAACAGTTTTGGATGAAAACAGATACACTTTTACCGCTAATTCTGGCGCAGCGTCAGAAGGCAATAAACGAGGTGGCGGAGGTTTGGCGACATCCGGGCCTGTTACATTGGTGGCTTAAATGAGTTTTACATACGGCGAACTAAAAACAGCTATTCAAGATTTTACAGAAAACACGGAAACATCTTTCGTGAACAATTTGCCTGTGTTTATCCGTAGCTGTGAAGACCGAATTTTTACGCTTGTTGATTTGGAGTTGTTCCGCAAGAACGCTGTGTCAACATTAACTATTGGCGATCCTTATTTAAATGTTCCGGTTGATTATTTGGCTCCATTTTCGTTGCAAATAACAACTCCAAATTATAAAGAGTTTTTATTATTTAAGGATGTGAATTATCTGCAAGAGTATTATAACACTGTAGGAAGTAACGAGACGCCAAAATATTATGGTGTATTTGATGTGGACAACTTTATTTTAGCCCCCACACCAAACCTAGCCTATGATGTTGAATTACATTATTATTACCGTCCTGCAAGCATTACGGCTGGTCTTGACACGGAGAAAAGCTGGCTTAGTGATAACGCGCCAAACGTGTTACTTTACGGTTCTCTAGTAGAAGCGTATACTTACATGAAAGGCGAAGCGGATATGATGCAGCTTTACGAGCAGCGTTTTGGACAGGAAATACAACGGTTGAAGGATTTGGCTGAAGCTAGAGAGAATAGCGATGCCTACAGGAGAGGTCTACCTGATAGGCCACGCACTTAACTAGGAGTAAAGAACGATGGCAACATCAAACGCAGCAACCACCTATCTGGAGAGACGGGTTCTTGACTACCTGTTTAAGAACGACTCACTCTCCTTCGCTACGCCCGGTAATAGCATTTACGTTGGGCTGGCTACAGCAGTTAGCGCCGCTGAAAAAGGCAACCTGACAGAAGTTCAAGTTGACACAGACGATGCCAACTACACTCGTAAACAAGTGACAGCAGCTAACTGGAAGCAGTCAGCCACCACATTGGGTTTGGATGCCGATCAGGGCGACACTGAAATCCACTTGGTAGACGCAGAGGCTTTTCCTACATCTGGCACGATTCAAATTGATGACGAACTTATCACATACACAGGCAAAGGCAGCACCGCCACTGCTGATGTAAACGGCGCACTGTCATCATCCACTGCATTGGTTGTCGATGGCAACTCCGGCACAATTGCAGTTGGCATGGTTGTGACTGGAACTGGTATCACTGGCACAGTCTATGTGACTACAGTGACAGATCAAAACAACCTTGTGCTAGATACTGCGATTACTGTGGCTGATGATGTAGCGCTTAACTTTGATGGCACAAACACTCTGACAGGTGGTACACGCGGCGCTTCAAGCACAACTGACTACGACCATACAGCAGGCGACACTGTTATCTCTGACGCACAGCGCGTGATTAACGATAACAATATTGAGTTCCCTGCCGCAGCAGGTACAGCAGCCAGCTACACAGTGACACATGCCTTTGTTGCAGACGCAGACATTGCCACAGCAAATGTGAACGGTGCTACGTCGTCCTCTACTACGGTGGTTTTGGACGGTAACGTAGGTACAATCGCTGTTGGAGATATCGTCACAGGATCAGGCATCACTGGTGCAACAAGCGGCGTGGTTCGTGTGGCTACGGTTACAAGCCAAACGAATATTGATTTGGACACCGCAGTAACCTTGACTGATGACACTGTGCTGACATTTGATGGCTCTAATATCTTGTTCGTTGGCGCATTGGACGCAAGTAAGTCTGTTGCTGCTGGTGACATCTTCCGTATCAACGCGGGTAATCTAAGCATTGAGTTGAAGTAATGGCCCTAATAATCAAGGACCGTGTAAAAGAAACGACAACCACGACAGGCACTGGCACGTTAACACTTGCTGGTGCCTTTAATGGATTTGATTCGTTTGCAGAGATAGGTGATGGCAACACCACTTATTATTCCTGCACAGACGGCACGGACTTTGAGGTTGGTATTGGGACATACACGGCGTCAGGCACAACGCTCTCCAGAGACACTGTTCTGGAAAGCACAGGTGCGACAGCCACGGCTGATGTTAACGGGGCTGTGTCGGCTTCTACGAATGTGACATTAGATGGTAACAGCGGGACTATTGCTGTTGGTATGCGTGTTAGAGGCACAGGTATCAGCGGAGTAGTTACAGTAGCTACTGTGACCACTCAGAGCGCCATTGTACTGGATACGGCTGTGACGCTGGCAGATGATACGGCGCTGACATTTGGTGATGGCAAAATTAACTGGAGTGCAGGCATAAGAACAATATTCTGCACGATGCCAGCAGAAAAGATGATTTACAACGATGCTAGTGGCAACGCTGTGAACTTTACAGAACAAGACCCGCAGGCTTTGGCCTTCGCAATTGCATTGGGGTAAGATATGGCTAACTCATTTTTATCAGAAACGGATACTGCGGTAGGAACGAGTGCCGCCACAATCTATACCTGTCCAGCTTCGACAGAGACAACCATTATTGGTTTGAGTGTGGCAAACATCGTCACTTCACAGATTCTTATAGATGTTATATTGGATGCAAGCGCCAGAACAAGCGGCGCGGAAGACAGTGTGTACCTTGTGAAAGACGCACCGATTCCGGTTGGATCGTCAATCGTTGTAGTCGGCGGAGACCAGAAGGTTGTGATGGAACCGGGCGATGCGCTGAAGGTTGTGTCTGATACAGCGTCATCTGCTGATGTGGTGATGAGTCACCTAGATATTACATAAGGAGAGCGCAATGCCTTATATGGGTAATCCACTTGCTACCGCATTCTCCACAATCAATAAGCAAACAATCACAGGAAATGGCGGCACTAATTATACGCTGACCTATTCTGTTGGCAGTTCTCAGGACGTAGAGATTTTTGTAAACAACGTCCGTCAAGAGCCGGGTGTAGCCTACACCGCCAATGGAACAAGTCTAGCTATGACTGGCGCTGTTCAAAGCACCGATGACTTTTACGCGGTGTTTCAGGGCAAGGCTCAACAGACGGTGGTTCCCGGCGCGGGTACAATCACACAGTCTATGTTTGCCGCAGGTCTGTCTCTTGGCGCTGGCTACTTTCAAGGTGAGAACGGCGCGGCAGGCGATACAACAAACGGTAAGGGCGATATCTTCCGTGTGCATGAGCAAGAGCTAAATACAGACGTGACTATAGCCGCGACAGACAACGCTCTTTGTGCGGGGCCTTTGACTGTAGCAACAGGGGTAACACTGACGGTAACATCCGGCGGTAATCTGGTGATAGCATGAGCGAGTTAAGAGCAGACACAATCACAGGCAGTGATGGCAGCAGCCCTGTTACGCTGACTAAGCAGAGTGCGG